CAAGGCGATGACGGCATTCTTGTAGAAGGATATGCCGCTGTCTTTGGGGAAGAAGTAAGTATTGGCGGCATGTTCCGCGAGGTTATTGAGCGCGGCGCATTCACTGATGCAATCGGGCGTGATGACGTTGTGTTTTTGATTAACCATGACGGTTTACCGCTTGCGCGTACAAAGTCAGGAACTTTGACGCTTTCACAGGACGATCACGGCCTAAAGATCAGTGCGCGTCTCGATAAAGACGATCCTGATGTGCGGGCTATTTCTGGCAAAATGAAGCGCGGCGACTTGGACAAGATGTCATTCGCGTTTTATCCAGAGGTGCAGGAGTGGGACGAAAGTGGCGACTTGCCGTTGCGTCGCATTAAGCGGGCCGCGCTTGATGATGTTTCTATCGTTACACGCCCTGCATATGACGGAACAGAGATTGCATTGCGTAGTTTAGCATCTTCGCGTAAAGTGTCAGAAAGCGCACAGGAATTTCGGCTTAGGTTGAAATCTAAGTTGATACGATAACAGCGGTTCCCGCTGTTCGCCCTTTTCGGCCCTTGGGCAAGGTCACACTAGGAACGCCGCGAGGCGTCCCGTCCCATAGATGGAGGCCGCAAATGGCTACTTTGAAAGAACTGCGGGAACAGGCAGCACGCACGCTGACCGAAGCCCGCTCGATGCTTGACAGCATTGACGACAAGGCAACGCCGGAAGCGCGCACCGAAGCAGAGCAATCTGTTGACCGCGCACTTGACGAGATGTCGCAAATTGAAGCACGCACCGAGCGCATGGAAAAGCTGGAAGCGCATGAAAAGCGCATGGCGTCCGCAAATGAAGCTGACGAGCGTTCGCGCCGTGAAAACCGCCGTCCCGGAATGGACCCTGCGGAAGTCACAACTGGCGGCGATGTTGATTATCGCACAGCGTTCCACCAGTATTTGCGCGCACAAGGCCAAAAGGGTGAGATGTCCACAGAGGCTCGTTCGGTTCTTAACGCTGGTTATAAGAATGTTGAACTTCGCGCACAGACAACCGCAGACGCGGCTGGTGGTTACACTGTCCCGACTGAGTTGCTGAATATCCTTGTTCGTTCAATGGCAGCTTGGGGGCCGATGTACTCCGAAGATGTTGGCACAGTGCTGACAACTTCCGGCGGCGGTACACTGACAATGCCAACCGTGAACGACACGGCGGTAACTGCGGTTGCATCCGGTGGTGAAGGCGTGACGCTTGTTGACGATGGCGGCAAAGACGTGACGTTTGCTGAAAAGACGCTTTCCGCGTTTGCATTCAACACCGAGTGGCTGCGCGTTTCGAAAGAGCTTGCAGATGACAGCATCTTTGCGATGGAGCAACTGCTTGGCGATCTGCTTGGCGAGCGTCTTGGCCGCATTGCTAACTTGCAGCTTACCACAGGCACAGGTTCTTCCGCGCCGAATGGTATCGTGACAGCATCGACTGCGGGTAAAGTTGCAGCCGCAACCAACGCAATCACAGCCGATGAAATCATCGACTTGCTGCATTCTGTTGACCCTGCTTATCGCACTGGGCCAAAGGTCGGATTTATGTTTAACGATGGCACTTTGCAGGCTATCCGCAAGCTGAAAGACGGCGACGGCAACTATCTATGGCAGATGGGCAACGTGCAGCAGGGCGTCCCCGGTTCGCTGCTTGGTTACAACTACCGCATCAACCAAGCTATGGCTGGTCTGGGCAGTGGTGTTGATAGCCGCGTGATGTTGTTTGGTGATACTGGCAAGTATTATGTCCGCAAAGTTGGCGCACCTTTGATCGGCGCGTTGCAGGACAAAGACTTCTGGCCCGGCTTTGGTGTTGCTGGCTATATCCGCTTTGACGGTGAACTTGCAGACACAGCCGCAGTTAAGCACATGGCGCTTGCCGCAGCTTAATCAGTTTCTAGGGCGGCAGGGAAACTTGCCGCCTCACTAAGCTGAAAAGGGGAATGATATGAAAGTTAAACTGTTGATTGCGCGGGCAACCGCGAACGGTTCTGAAAATCGCGGCGACGTGGTTGATGTTTCTGACGATCAAGCCGTTCGCATGATTGAAGCGGGGCAGGCCGAGGCCGTTCGTAACGGTGCTGCGCCGGAAAGGGCCGTTAAGCGCAGCAAGTTTGAGAAGGCCAGCAAGTGAACACGATCCGGCGCGTCATGGCCCCATCGCAATTACCAGTTTCGCTAACGGAGGCGAAGCTGCATTTGCGCGTTGATGACACGGCAGAGGACGCACTTATCACTTCATTGATTGAAGCGGCGGTTGCGCACTTTGACGGGCTGGGCGATCTGGGCCGCGCTATGATTACACAGGGCTGGGCGCAATGGTTTAACCAGTCGCCGGGCTATGTGCGTTTGCAAATGGGGCCGTTTATCTCCATAACGTCCGTCGAATACTATGACCGCGACAATGTTCTGCAATCCGCACCGACTAGCGACTTTGAGGCTTGGCTTGATGGCGATTACGTCACTATGAAGCCAAAGCTGGATAAGCAATGGCCGGGTGCTTATTCACGACCTGACGCGATCAAGGTAACGTATCAAGCGGGGTTTGGCGGATCACCCACAGACGTTCCGCAATCCATCCGTCATGCGATCCTGATGACCGTTGCGCATTGGTACGAACACCGCATGGCCGTTGATGACGCGCGCATGGCCGAGGTTCCTATGGCTGTTGATGCGTTGATCGGTAACGAACGGGTGACTTGGTATGGCTAAGCCGGGCAAGTTAGATCAGCGCATTACGATAGAGCAACTCTCGCTTGTGTCAGACGGCGGCGGCGGGTTTACTAAGACTTGGGCGGGCTTGTCGTCCGCGCCTATTGTCTGGGCGCATGTCAAAGCGAATAGCGGGCGCGAGGCGTTTGAAGATGACCGCACAAACGCCACGATGACCGCGACATTCACGATCCGCAACCGCGACGATGTGCAAGAGAATGACCGCATTATCTGGCGCAGTGAGTTCTACAACATCCGGCAGGTAATGCGCGAGGGCGTGCGTTCAATGTATCTGCGGATCGTGGCCGAACGTGGTGCGCCAATACAAGAAGGCGTTGAGACGCTAAATGAATTTTCCACCGCATTTTCGGAGGCTTTTGCATAATGGTTGACACGGTTCGCACAATTGCAGAAATTCAGGCTTTACTTGCAGACAACACGACGGGCGCGATTAGTGCGCAGGACGTGCGTGACATGCTTGTATCGCTTGATGATACGGGGTGGGGTTCATATGCCGACACCGTTTATACAGAAGCATCGCCCTTTTCAGTAGCCGAAGCCACTGACACGGTTGTTCCGAATAACGCTGGAACAAAGATTGAAACGCACAAACCCCGTGATGTGGCGACGTTTTACAACGGCGCAACGATTACAGGTCGCAATGGTGACGGCATTATTGTTAGTGTTGTTTTGAAAGCAAAGCCGACTTCTGTTGCGGCGCAAAGTATGGACTTTTGGTTTGATATTGGCGACGGGATTGGTCGTATTTTTCCGCATATTGAAGGGTTTCCAAAAGGCAACGGTATTGAGCGGCCTATCAATTTCAGCATATCAGGCTATACTTTAGACACATGGGAAAGCAACGGCGCGACGCTTTATGTTAGCGCCGATGGACCAATTGAGATTTACGACATTTCGTATGTCATCACCCGCACGCATCGCGGATCACGTTAGGAGTTTTAAATATGAGCGATCCATTTGCAGGCTATTCAGAGGGGCTTACATCGCCCGCTGACGATCACTTTGCAATTACACCAAGCGACGGCACGGACCTAGCGACAGTCCCGCGTGCGCTTTATGTGAACGTCACTGGCACGTTGGCGATCCATGACAAGTCTGGCACGGCGATCACGTACAATGTGACGGCAGGGCAGGTGTTGCCGTTTCGCGCGCGCCGGGTACTTGCGACAGGCACAACTGCAACGGTTGTCGGCTGGTATTAATGCTGACCGCAACGCTGACAGGTGTTGATGACGTCCAGAGACTTCTGGAAACGATTGCTCCACGGCAGGCGGTCAATATCATGCGGGCAACGGTTCACGGCATTGCTGGCGGCATTCGTGACGACGCAAAGAAAGCTATGCCGCGCGACAGTGGCGATATGATTAAAGGCACAAAGTCCAAGCGTGAACGCACGCGCAACGGTCTGGCACTTTCCACGGTTCGCGTTGATCCTAGCGCGTATTATTGGCGCTTTCTTGAGCGTGGTGACGGGCCGGACGGGATTGACCATGCGTTTTTTGCAAAGGCAATGGCGCTATATCGTGGCGACCAAGACCGTATCTTTGTCAACGAGTTTGGCAAAAAGTTTGAAGCCGCACTTGCGCGCGCTAGAAAAAGGGCAGGTTGATGGGTGTTGAATGGGAATATCAAAAGGCGGTATTTACTGCCTTGGACCTGATTAAAGCGTCTCTTGGCGTCGTCGGTGTTTATGACACAGTACCACAGTCGGAGGACGGCGGTTCAAATGTGCCGTTCCCTTATATCGCAATGGGAAACAACTTTGTGACCCAACTTGATACACAAACCAAAAACGGGTTTACGTTCACAACCCGCATCCACACTTATAGCCGCACAGGGTCAATGAAAGAATGCAAGATAATCCAAGGCGGCATTTATGCGGCACTGCACAGGCAACCTTTAACTGTTACTGGATTTAATGCGTTCGAACTGTTAAGATCGGACACGGAGTGTTTCGCTTTACAAGACGGTCAAATTCATGGAATATGTGAATATATCGGGCTTGTAGAAGTCGCAAGTTAACAGCCCTATTTCCCGCGCCTTGGGCAAGCGTTGGATTGAACGTCGTGAGACGCGCATATCCCTTAGATGGAGGCCCCTATGGTCAAAACTGCTGGACGTTTATGCGTCATTAAAAAAGCCACCACAACTATTGGCGGCGGGCGGACTGTTGGCATTACTGTCAACGGGTCTGCAATCAACGTCGAGGATCAAGGCGATCTTGGATTTCAGACATTCCTTGCCGATGTTATTACGGGTCGATCAATCGAATTGACGATTGATGGATATGAGGAAGATCAGGTTATCCGCGACATTGCTATGGCTGCAACATCAACGGGTCAATTCCTGACAGACATCACGTTTGAATATCCGAACGGCGATGTGATTAGTGGTGACTTCTTCTTGTCTAGCTACTCTGAAACTGGCGCTTATGAGGACGGCCAGACGTTCACGGCTGCTTTCTCAAGCGACGGGGCGTGGACTTACACGCCAGCGGTGTAATTTATGCACGGCTTTGAAGATGTAACAATCTCTTGGGATGGTGAAGACTACACCATCCCGGCCAATCGGCAGCTTATGCTTGTTGCGCAAATGGAAGATGCATTGGCGGGCGGCACAGGTCATCAGGCTATCAGCATTCTATTGCGTCCAGAGGGTCCGCCATATGCGCGAATGGCGATGGCTTTCGGTGCTGCGTTGCGGTTTGGCGGCGCTGGTGTTTCGGATGACGAGGTTTATCTTTCCATGATGGAAGGGCTTGCAGACAACAAGGCTGACGCGGTCGTTGCTGTTCAAGGTTCTATCATGGCGCTGCTGTCTATTATTTCGCCACCTATGGGCCGCGCTCTTGCAGGGTTTTCAGAAAAAAAAACACAGGTGAAAAAGCCGAAGGGGAAAGCGGCCTAGTTCGCTCTCTCCATAGCCTTGTCGTTGGGGGTAAGTTTGCCAGCGCGTTTGAGTTTTGGCAAATGACGCCGGGCCAAGTTTGGTGGTTAATTGAAGATGCCATGCCGGATGTCTTTAAGAAGCAACCGAAGAACATGAGCGAAGTTCGTGACATGGTAAAGCGGGCCAAGGCTAAAGAAAAGAAAGCGCAAGAAAATGGCTAAAGTCGTCGGTGATATTGCTGTTAAAGTTGGCGCTGACGTAGGGCCATTACAGCGCAACATGAAAAAAGCGGGCCAGTCGGTTGACGACTTTGACACCCGCGCTAAGGCAATGGCTGTTAATGTCGCAAAGGCTGGCGCTGCAATTGCAGTCGCTATGGTTGGTGCAACTACTGCAATTCTGGCAATGGGCCGTGAGG